CCGCGGCCAACGAGGTCAGCTTCATGACCACCGTCAAAGCCAACACCCTGCAGTCGCTGGGCATCATGCACGGCACCACCGCCGGCTACAAAACCATGATCTGGCTACCGTCCGTGCAACTGCTCAACCCCAGCAAGACCGACGTCAACGGCAAGCTCATGCTCGGATTCGATGTGCGTTGCTTGCCTACTGCGTCTGGAAACGACGAACTCAAGATTGTGGTGCACTAATGGCTATCCGTATTACACCCAACCCGAAATTTACAGCCAAAGTTCCTTTTACCGTTGCTGGCGAAGCCGATCCGGTTCTTATTCCATTTGAATTTCGCCACAAGTCGCCAGAGGCGCTGAAAGTTTTTTTCGCTGAGCACCGCCAAAGCCCAACCGCTGAAGCGCTGTCCGAAGTCGTCGTTCGCTGGGTCGACAAAGTCGTGGATGAAGAGGGCGTCGCCGTCCCCTTCACGCCAGACAACTTTCGAGCCTTTCTTGAAGGTCACGGACCTCGAGCAGAAGACATTCTGCGCGCCTACGTGCGTGAGCTGACCGAAAGTCGGCAAAAAAACTGACAGAGGCTGCCCGTCGTTTGGCGCAAGGCGACGTGGGCAGCCCGATTGACCGGGAGGCATTTGCCGCATTCAACCTCCCGCTTGACGATGTGCCAGCAGATGCGCCGCTGGAAATCTGGCCAGAGAACGCGCCGACGGTAATCGTATTCAGCGCCATGAGCACGCAGTGGACAAAAAGCGGATTCAGCGGCCGGCTGGAAGGACTGCGCTATGACGCGTTGCCAGTTGTCATGCGCTATTGCGGCATTCCGCCGTCAGAACGAAGCGCGGTATTTTTTGGTGTGCGCCTGATGGAGCGCGCCACAATGGAGGTGATCAATGGCCAGTACTAGCACCACGATTGTCATTAACGCCACCGACAACACCCGCGCGGCAATTGACTCGGCGACCAAGGGAATCAAATCCCTGTCGGATACCATAAAAGGGATCCCCGGATTTTCAGGAATCGCCGGAAGCCTGGCCGCATTCGCCAGTGCTGGCGCCATAAAGTCGTTGATTGGCGACACCATCAGCTGGGCGTCTGAAATGAAGACGCTGTCAGAAAAAACCGGCACCTCGGTCGAAAGCCTATCGACGCTCGCCAAGGTCGCAAAAATCAGCGGCACTGAGTTTGGCGCCGTCGAGCAGGCCATCGTCAGATTTCAAAAATCGCTGGCCGGAGCGGACGAAGAATCCATAGGCGCAGGAAACGCCATGTCAGCACTCGGGCTGAACATCGAGAGCATCAAAGCGCTTGACCCTGCCGCCCAATTCAAGGAAATCGCCGACGCGCTCTCGCAGTACGCGGACGACGGGAGCAAGGTTGCCATCGTCCAGGACCTGATCGGCAAAAATGGCGCGCAACTGCTGCCGATGTTCAAGGACCTGGCCGAACAGCAAAAAATGCAAGCTAGCCTGACCTCCCAGCAAGCCACCGCCGCTCAAGAGCTGGAGCAAGCCTGGAGAAAAGTCAATAACGAAGGTGGCGCCTGGGCCAAGCAACTGGCATTGGAGCTGATTCCGACCCTCGCTTCGCTCATGGATTTTCTCAACCTGACAAAAATGGGAATTTACCAGGTTGGCAGCAGCATTGCCGTCGTCGCTAACGATATCCGCACGTTCGCGCAAGTAGCCGCCGTGGCCATCGGGGCAGGATTCACGGAAGAAGGGCAATCCAAGATTGGCAGTTTGCTTGATCAGCGCAAAAACTTTGTCGATGCCGCAAATGAAGAAGCCGCCGGAAGACTATCGAAATATACCTCGTTGCGCGATCGCATTGACAAAACCCTGGCAGGATCTGGAAAAGATGACCGGCAAAGCCTGAACTACAGGTCTCGTCCACAAAAAGAGGATGCCTTAAAATCAGGCGGTCGCGGGTTGTCCTCTATCGCTTCTGGAGACGACGGGTCCCGTCTAGTGGCCCAGTTACAAGACCAGATTCGCGGTATGCAAGAGCTGACTACCCTGGAAAAGCTCGAAGCAGAAATTCTTGACGGAAAATACAAAACCGCCACCGCCGCAAACCTCGAAATTGCGCGCGGCTATGCGCAAACCATCGACAACATGAAAGCGATGAAAAGCGCCGCCGAAGAAGAAGCCAAAATCGCCCGCGAAGGCGTCGAACTCACCGAGCGCATGGCCACGCCGATCGAAGCCGCCGCAAACGAAATGTCCCGTCTGAACAGCTTGCTTAGCGCCGGCGTAATCAGCATCGAAACCTTCGAGCGGGCTTCGGAAAAAATAAGCCAAAACCTGCAAGCAACTCAAGTCCAAAAGATGCAGCAAGCCGTGCAAGCCGCTGGCGCCGTCATGGAAGCCATGGTCGATTCGCGGATGAACTCCGGCTATTACACGACCATGGAGGCCATGCGAGCTGAGGGCAAAATGAATGCCGAAAAAATCGCCCAACTCCAGGAGCTAAAAGCCGCCTATGCGGCGATGGGAGAAGCCGGAGCCGCATCGGTCGCGCAGATCGACGCACAGATCATGCAGCTATCAGCGCACCTTGATCCGCTGGCCGACGCCATTCGAAAAGTGTTCGAGGACGCGTTCACCAATTTCTTTGACGATGTGCTCAAGGTTCTCGAAGGCACCAAGACGCTGAAAGACGCCTTCAAAGATCTCGGCAAAAGCATCCTTAAAGACCTCTGGCACATGGCCAGTAAAGAGCTTTCGCAGCAGCTCATGAAATTGCTGGGCAACGGTTTGGTGCCAGGCGAAGGCGCGGGCCTGTTCTCCGCACTATCACAGTTTTTCGTACCCGATTCGCGAGGCATCGGAAACGACGTCGTGTCAACCGGGCGTGAAGTATTCAACAGGCTGAAAGGTGGCGGAACCATCGGAGCCGGAGCCGCTGTTACCGACGTTTCAGGATTGGCAGAACAGCTAACTACCCTCGATTCCTCATTAAGCGCACTCGTGGGAACGGTTTCAAATACCGGCGGCACGCTGGCCGGCCTGGGCACCGCGTTTTCAACGATGACCGCGACTACCGCAATTACAGACTCGGTCATGGCCGGTACCAACATATCAACCGCGCTCACCGAAATATCGATGACCGAAACCGCAGCCGCCGCCACCGCCGCTGCAGCTGGTCTATCGTCGGTCGCCGCCGCCTCAACCGCCGAAGCGGCCGGCGGATTGATCGACATATTCTCGGCAAAAGGTAACGTGTTTGACTCGCCAGGATTGTCCGCATTTTCAGGAACCATAGTCAATCGACCCACCCTCTTTCCGTTCGCGGCAGGCATGGGGCTGATGGGCGAGGCCGGGCCGGAAGCCATTTTGCCCCTCGCGCGCGGTCCAAACGGGAAACTAGGGATCCAGGGTGGGCGCAACGGTCACGCCATCACCATTTACCAGACATTCCACGGGAGCGCATCGGCCGCAGACGTGCGCCGCTCCGGTGGCGCCCTGGCAAGAGACCTGCTCGGCGCCGTCAATCGCGCAGAAAGGTATCGCTGATGTCTGAGTTCCTCGAACAGCGCATCGCCGGCGGCATCAGCTTCGGATCCTCCTACACCGACGAATACGCCGTGACCATCACCACCACGGCCGCCGGCGCTGAATACCGCAAGCTCGTGCACCCGTATCCCCAGCGCCGGTTCCGGCTGATCTTCCGCGAGACCCTGGCCACCGCCTGGACTGACGTGCTCAACCTGTATCACCGCGCGTATGGGCGCTTTGCCGGGTTTCGCGCCAAGGCCTTTGACGACTACACCACCGCCTCCGACGGCCGCAGCGCGCCGACCAAGGACGACCAGACCCTCACCCGGCTATCAGCCGGCGTCTACCAGCTCAGCAAGGAGTACGGCAAGGATGCCGCAGGCCTCGGCATCGGCCGTCCCAAGCGCATCCTGTACAAGCCGGTCACCGGTACCGTCATCGTCGCCAAAAACGGCACGCTGGTATCCTCTGGCGTCACCGTCGACACCACCACCGGGAAGATCACCATTTCGCCGGCGCCGCTGATTGGCGACGTGATCACCGCCGGCTGTGAATTCGACATCCCGGTACGCTTCGACACCGCCATTTCTGTGGACCAGGCCTTCCCGGACGTCCGCATGCTCGATGGTGTCGAACTGGTCGAGCTGCTCGCGCCATGAAGCCCGTTGTCGCCGACTACCGCTACCGCGTCCTCTGCCTGCGTATCGTGCCGGTGACGGGTTCGCCGATCTACCTCACCGACCATCCGCGCGACCTGGTGATGAGCGGGCACACCTACCTATCGACGGCCGGCTACGAATTCACCGGCTATGCGGCGACCGCTGGATTCTCGCCGGCGAGCATCGACGTCGAAGGAATCGCCGGAGCGTCTGGCGTCACGCGCGCCGCCGTCGGCAGCGGACTATTCGACGGCGCACGCTGCTACGTGTTCGCAACGTCCTGGGCGGCGCCCGTTGAAGATCAGGAGCCAGTGGTCGCCGGAATCTTCGGAAAGGCGTCGCTGATGGACGACCGCTATCATATCGGTGGCGTATCGCTGATCGATGCGCTTAACCAGTCCGTGGGCCAGACCTACGGCGCGCAATGCCCCAAGGTGTTTGGCGGCACCGAGTACGCCGGCTGTGGCGTCTCGCTCGCCGCGCATACCGTCACCGGAACGCTCACCAGTGTCGCCAGCGGCAGCGCATTTACCGATACCGGGCGCGCAGAACCGGCGGACACTTTCACCGGCGGCACGATTCAATTCACGTCCGGCGCAAATGCTGGCTTGAAGGCTATCGAGATCAAGGCTTTCTCTGCCGGCGCCATCACCACGCACGAGCCGTTCTACTACCTGCCGGTAGCCGGCGATACCTACACCATGACCAAGGGCTGCCGCAAGCGCCTGAGCGACTGCCAGGCCTACAGCAACGTCGCCAATTTCGGCGGATTTCCGTGGATTCCCACCGGCAGCACCTACGCGCAGATAGGGCAAGGCGGATGACCGCAGAGGATATCGTCTTTGCCGCGCGGCAGTGCGTCGGCACACCGTTCCGCCATCAGGGCCGCCTGATCGCTTTCGGGCTGGACTGTGCCGGCGTCGCCATCCATGTTGCCCGCGAGATTGGCGCCGGCGTCATCGATGTCTCGGGGTACGGCCGCACGCCGGCCAACGGACAACTTGAGCGCTCGCTTGACTCACAGCCATGCCTGGAGCGCATCTTCCTGGAGGACCGCCAGGCCGGCGACCTGCTGCTGATGCGCTTTGCCAGCGAACCGCAGCATCTTGCCATTTGTGCGGGAGATACGATCATCCACGCCTACGAGGCCGCCGGACGCTGCTGCGAGCACCGGCTGTCCGATATGTGGGCGGCGCGCATCGTGCGGGTTTATCGATTCCGGGGCGTCGAATGAGCAGTACAGGGCAAATCGTCGGAGGAGTTGTCGGCGCCATTGCCGGTTTTTTCATTGGCGGACAAGCGCTGATCGGTGCGCAGATTGGCATGATGCTCGGCGGATACCTCGATCCGCCCAAGGGACCAACCACAGAGGGGCCGCGCCTCAACGATCTCACCGTCCAGACCAGCACCTACGGCGCCGTCATACCGCGCGCGTATGGCACCATCGCGCTCAACGGCAACGTCATCTGGATCGAAAACAACGCGATCAAGGAAACTGTCACCAAGAAAAAAACTGGCGGTAAGGGCGGCGGCGGGTCGAGCACATCCCGCACCTATACCTACTCGGCGACATTCGCCGTTGGCCTGTGCCAGGGGCCGATTGCCGGCGTGCGGCGCATCTGGATAGGCGCCGATCTTATTTACGACGCCGGATCCAGCGACCCGGATACGATAGCGGCCAGCAACGCCGCGGCCGAAGGGTTCGCCATTTACCTTGGCACCAATACCCAACTGCCAGATGCGCGCATGCAAGCCACGCTCGGCGCCGCCAACACCCCGGCCTGGCGAGGTCTGGCGTATATCGTGTTTTACGATCTTCAACTGGCCCGCTACGCCAACAGCCTCGCCGGTGCGCAGGTCCGCGTGGAGGTCATGCAACTCGGCGCGACCTATGATTACCCCTATACGGCGTTTACCTACCCCGGCAATAGGTGGTGGCGTGGACCTGTATGGGATGGCACGCATTACGTTGCTGTGGCCTATCTGACCAATCATGTCATGTACTCTCCAGACGGGACCACATGGACCGAGGTTTCAGGGGCGGTTGGCACCACCAACTACGCAATTGCGACGGACGGCGCTGGAAAGGTCGTTGTTGGAGGGACCCCCGGAAAGCTGTACTACACGACAGACCATGGGGCGACGTGGACCGCCTGCACCTGCATTAGCATGTCCTCAACAGCCTGCAATGCGGTGGCCTGGAACGGCAGCAA